GGATATACCTTAGAGATATCTCCCTGACGCACCGAGAGCACATCACGCATACGTTGATCTCGCGCTGATGAGCGAGTACGTAAGCGTGCGAGCTTAGCGTCAACTTCTTTGACTGATAACAATGTGGGGTCCTTACTTCTTCTTTTTAGCCTTTAGGCGAGATTCAATTATCTTGGCACGCATAGCAGTTTTTGATTTGTCGTTAATGATTTGACGTTCTACTTGCTTTGCAGAACCCATACCAGCATCTCCGTAAATTGTTTTTGTTTTACGACTTGGTACTCTAGCTCCATCTTGTGTAAAATAATAGGCAGGTTCTTCACTAACTTTTACTGGCTTAGTAAGTTTTGCAGCAGTCTTTGCTGCTCCACCTTTTTTAGCCTTTTCAAGTTCATACTTTGCATAAGCAGTAGTTCCCTTACGAGGTGCTTGAACTAAATCTGCTGTAAGTTTTTTAGTTGTTTTAGCAACAGGTTTCTTAGCCATAGATTATCTCCTTATTAGATGAATGTGCGATCTTTCTCGGCGAGCAATTCATCTATGTTGATAACTGTTCGCTTGCCTCTCTCGAAACGAGAAAGGAATGGATTTTTCATATGGTGGGTCGCGTGGATGCCTTGATTAAGCATCTCGCGTGCTCGGATCTCACAGAACCAGAGCGCCATCACCATATCTGTTTTACCTTTAGTAGTAGGTGACCACGTAATCAATTGCTCGATGAGCGCCTTGATGTTTTCAGTTTGGTCACTAGGTAAGTGAATAAGGTTGTCGCGGTGGTGTTTGCCGTCAAATTGTTTTGTGCCGAACAAGGTGGACATCGAAGCAACACCGAAACCGGAGTCCCACTTATTGTTTCCAGTATGGTGTTCTCGCAGTAGCACACCCCTGGAGGCAAGGTTTTGGCGGATGCCCTCATCTTGCGTAAGGAATGATTGAAAGGCATTCTTCTCGACGATCCACTCACTGGGGGTATAAAGTGTTGTCCAGTCAAAGATTAACTGACGGATTGCAGCAGGCGTTGGCCTAGTAATTTTAATAGCATCAACGATATAGCGTTTATGTGTAGTGCGATCAACAGCGTAACAAATGGCGGCTGTATCACCAACCATAGCGGGATCAAGACCACAAATAAAAGAAAAGCCGTTGACATCACGCGGATGGCCTGGGTTACCAGGAACCAAACGACCTGCTTTACGCATACCATCAATAGAACCTCTTACGCATACTGGGTCATAGATTGCATCATCTGATATATCTTGCTGTTGATAAACCAAAGCCCAGGTACTTGCATCCATAGCTTGACGTTCATTGTAAAGGTTGCGACCATTCCAACGTGGGTATAGGCCGTCTTGGTCTAAATCTGATTCTGTCTGTCCATCAAATGGAGCATCGGATGCAGGCCACAAGGTTTCCCATTTCTCAGGGTCCTCATCTGTTGTCAAAAGCGCTGGCATAGCAAGATATGTCCACGGGACCAAGCCACCAGGGTAGCGGTCTTCGGAACGTAGTTCGCGGTATAAGTCAACTGCGGTAACGCGGGTACCTACAATAATCAACTTACCAGTAGGGTTCAAACGAGAGCGCACGTCCTGGGTTAACCAGCGAATCTGCTTTTCAAACTCGTTGGCGTTCTTTAAGGTAACGGCGTCGTCTACAATAATCATATCTGCACGCTTGCCGTAGATTTGACCTCCGATACCAACGGCCTCGATGTTTGGGTCCTTTTCAGATGACTCACGTAGTTCATCACCAAAGGTGACACGGGTTGCCTGCCACGAGGCTGACTTAGAGTTAAACCCTACGCCAGCAGCGTAAGCCTGTTGGAGTGCTTCATAATTTGGATGAGTCAGGCGTTGCTTGATGGCGTAGAGAAAGTCGGCAGCTAACTGCTGAGTCTGAGAGACTATTAACACACGAAAGTTAGGGTTCTGACAAACCTGCCAAGTGACGTAATCAATGGTCACGGTCATAGATTTGGCGTGGTTTGGCGGGATGTTCAAAAGGATACGGTTATTAGCCAGACCCTTTTCATACTTCATACTGGGGTGTAGCCACCCAGGTTCTCTACCTTCGATGACATCTATGAGATTCTGCTGGTGTGGAAAGGTGCGGGAGTGTAGGTACTTCTGACGAAACTCGGCAAAGGTAAGGTCGTGGACATCGGAGGCTGCAAAGGACTTGTCCTTGAGGCCAAGGCGGGTTCGGTCAACTTTGTCAGTAAAGATCTTGTCAGTTCTACGATAGTACTCATAAGTCTTAATGGATTTGCCAGCGGAGGCACAAGCGGCCTCAATGGTCATACCCTCTGCAACACAGCCAAGGATTAACCTCTTGGCAATGTCGGCACTATTGTCAGCCATTGGACTCCTGCTTACTTAATCCATTTTTCCAAATGGGTTTCCACTGCCTGGGCCAAAACTACCTAATGGTCCTCCACGAAGCCCACTACCACCACGACTTCCTTTAGGTGCCTTTGCTGGTTTTTTTACTGGAACTTTTTTAGTAGGAGGTTTCTCAGTGCGTTGACGCATACGTATCTTATGTTCACGATCAATTTGCTTAGCAAGGTTTTCTGCTTTTCGGTTGCGTGCTTTTGCTTCAGATTCTGTAAGTTTCTTACCAGCAATGGCTACTGGTTTTGTATCCTTTTTTGTATTAACACGAGCTGATTTAATAACATTTTGATACTTGACTTTGCCTGAACCTTTACGCGGCGGATCGAATAATTTTTCTCCTTGGCTTAAAAACTTTTGAAGTCCAGTAGAAGGGCTAGTAGACTTGGGTACTTTTTTTTCTGCCATTGGTATCTCCTGAATGTCGGGCCGGAATCGGATCTTCTTTATACTAGGCGAGGAAGGTTTCATCTACCAGTAGATAGACCTACCAACAAAGTTTAGAACTACTAGTTCCTAGTATTCTAAATCTTTGTTTGGACGTGTATCTTTTAGATACACTAATCCCCACTAAAAGTACTGGGCAGTTCGGGCTTAGCGCCCGAAGGAGCTACAGCGAACTGAGGGGTAAGTTAGCACTCGGCCTAGGGGCCTCGCTAGAGGCCAACCTGTCACTGCTCAGGGTCTTTCCCATTAAAGCCCCTTACTATATATAAGGCAGGAAATTTAACGCATTTCCCGTTTTTAGAATGTGACCTTACTCACAGTACCTATAACCGCAGGTCAAAGGGGGTTTGACTTTAGCAAATATTTTTTGTTGGGGAGTACACCCACACGCCCACCCGAAATCACAATGCCCGGGTGTCCGTTTCTGCCTAACCCTAACTGTACGGCTAAGGGTTAGACAGTTGTGGGCTAGATGTCTATGGTTTGGAAAGCAAGCCGGGGCTGCCTACCCTTCCGGCTACCTACACACAGATAACTCTCAGGTATTAAGTAACCCTTTACAGTTGCAAGCCCTAGACATTCAAGCCCTATCTGTCTACCTTGTTATAGTCTTGCTAAGTTACCGGCTAGTAATAAGTGATTGAAGATTCAACTACTTAGACACCGGGACCCTGTTACATTCTCAGGATACACACAGGATAGAAGTGACTAGTCACCTGAAACGGTCATTAAAGTATGACCAACTTATGACCATTTTATAGTTGACACGGTATAGTCACGCATATATTGTTCTACTTATCAGGCACACCGATTGAACTAACCTACGAGGAGAAACACCAAATGACACGCAAAGATTATGTACTAATCGCTCGCAACATTGAGCAAGCCTACTATCTAAATGACACACAGCGCAACACAATGGCGCAAGACCTAGCCGATTCCCTTTCAATGGATAACCCTAGATTTGACCGCGCCCGCTTTCTAACCGCTTGCGGGGTGAAGTAATGACCAACAAGGAATTAGCGCAACTATTGAAAGATGCACTAAACGGACAAGATAGCGATGCCATTTGGTTCGTTATCGGGGAACTAGAGAAGGAGGAGGCTAACTAATGATAACCGCAAGAATTACCTACCTACAAGACGGGCAAGAATGGACGCGTGGGAATGAAAACTTTATGAATCATTCCATTTATGGGGATTACCTTTACCGCAATGCGGACAGAATTAGAGAGGTATTTTTGGTAAGTATTGGGGAGACAATTTACGATTGTGTGACTAGCCGAAAGGAGGAGAAATAATGCTAACAATACAGACTAAGGCTAAGTGTGTGGAATGTGCGAGAGTGTTCAATCTACTAGATGAGGACGACGCGGGAGAATGGTATTACGGACACGATTGCGAAGTATAGACCGAAACACCCGAAAGGGTGTCCAACCGTGAGACGGTTGCTGATGAGGTCAGATAGCGAAAGGGTACAAGAATGAACGAAGGTATAAGTCAATCATCACCTGAATATGTGATGAGTCAGGCTGAGGAGGAAGCGGTTATGGCGATTGAGGAGGCAGGGTACAAGCTCGATGCTGTACGCGCTTACCGCGACAATGTGGGAGAGAGTTATACCCCGCTCCTAGAGTGGGAGGATTGGATTGCCCAATTTGAAGAGGCATATCAGGGACAGGGGAACACCGCAATTTTTGCAGCAGAATTAGCAGATGAAATAATGCCAGCAAATAGTTCGGATTTTTTGGTGCGCTACTTTGACTACGACAAGTTCGAACGCGACCTATTTTTGGGAGATTACTGGGAGCGCGATGGCTTTATCTTTAGGAGCCTGTAATGATTATCTCTACATTCTGCCAAGATTGCGACATTGATTTGTTGGACATTGAGGGAGAGTATCAACAGGAAAGTAATGTAATGAGTTATACCTGCACCAAATGTGGACACGAACAAGACCAACAAAACTGGGAGGAAAAGTAAATGGGAGCACGAGTTATATTCAATATCAAGCAAGACGAGGACAACTATATCTGTCTTTACTCACACTGGGGAGAGACAAGCGCATTAGAAGATACAGCGCGGGCAATAGCAAAAGCTCGTACACGCTGGGGAGATGACTCTTACTGTGCTCGTATTATCGTGAGCCAACTTATCGGTAGCGAATGGGAGAGTGAGACAGGCTTTGGGCTGTGGGTATCGGCTGAGCCTTGCACCGATGAGGCTTGGGTTTTGATTGACCTACAAGAACAGACCGTGACAGCGGTAGATGGCACACATTCATTTGAAGGATTCATTAACTATCACAGCGTGGCTGTGTGAGAGGACAAAGAATGAAACATAAACATAAGTGGGAAGAAGTGGACAGATGTTGCGCTTGGTGCGCTACCTGCGGTGCAGAGAGTCTGCACGGGGAGATTGTAGTAGAAGGAGAGGTTGAGGTTGTGAGATTAACACCTAGAGGCTGGGTTGTGCTGGTACTTATCCCAAGCTTTATAGTGCTGTGGGCTGTGTGGCAGGTGTCAGGACATCTTTGGTATGTAGGAGATGATGGCGGATTCCTTGGTTATTGCTGGGGAACTATGACTGAGTGCTACAAAGGAGGAATGTAATGAGTTATGAACCACCACTAAATGACCCTGTATTTGAGGCAGAAGAAGAGGAACTCAGCCCTGAGTTCGACACACTCGAAGAAATGCAAGGGGAAAACTAATGGCTACTGAAAAAGAGATACAAGATTGGCTTGATAGTGGGCCGATTACTAGAGAAATGCTGGAACTGTGGTTACTACAAACAAACGAGGGAGAAAGCAATGAGTAAGTGGACAGTGTGGGTAGGCGGTAGTGAGATGAGTAGTAATCTATTATCACATTCACAAGCGCTTAAAATTGTTAAGGTATGGAAAGACTTAGGTTATGACGATGTAATAGTGGAGGAGGTTGCGTAATGAGTAGAGATATAAGCTGGTCAGAGTTAGCAGAACTAACTCACGTCACGCAGGTAGAGCACTTTAACTTCTGCCTATGTGAGGACAACGAAGGCAACGAGAACCCATACGCAGACTGCCCAAAGGAGGAGAGTAAATGAGTAAATGTGACCTATGCGAGAGAGACTTATCGGCAGACGGAATTAAGGACTTAATCCCACTATGCCACGAGTGTTATGTTCAACGTAACCCTGAAGTAGAAAAGTATCTACGAGAACTAAAGGAGATGGCACAATGAATAAAGAATACCTAGAGGCTAAGGTAGACCTATGCCTCAATCAAGCAGAGAAGGACTTACAACAGGAGGAGATAGCGCGAGCTATCAAGAACCTACAACGGGCGAACTCTGCCCTATCACGTATCTTTAATTTGGAGGAGGACGAGAATGAGTAATTACCAGTGCGCCTATTGCGGGTGGAGTGACCCCGATACAGGATACTTTTGGTACCACGCAGGCCGTAACTACTGTTCACTACACAAGGAAGGGAGGACTACAAATGAATAACATCTATACGATACACCCGCCTAAGAGCGAGCTGATCCTATTCTATGAAGTAGTAGAGGCTGAGGGAGAGAACACGTGGGGCGGGGCTGATGCAGGACAAGCCATTCAGTGGCTTGCTCACGCACCGGTAGGCTCACGCATACTAGTATCAGCTTGGGATAGTGATGAAGAGGATGCTCACCTAGTGGGGCAGACCATAGACATAACAGAGATTATTCAGCACGCGAGGGAGGTAGGGCTATGAAGTTGCAAGGTATGTATATAAATGGGCCTATGGGTGGAAGAATTATTGAACTACCTGACCCACCTCCTGCAAAACTTACAGTTGCAGTCAATCTTAATAAATGTGCTCACGGTGACCCAGAACAGGGGTTCCCAATAACTATGCTTCAGTACAGTATTAATAAACCTGCTTCACCGTTTAGTCCTTATATGATTACTTTGGATAGTGACTTTGACGATACGGGCTGGTACTGCCCTACTTGTAAAGCTGAGGCTGAGGTGCGGTACAAGTTGGACAAGATTAGAGACATACTTGGAGAGGATGATGACGAAGATGAGGACTATTTATGAGCTACGTAATAGGTCTGTTGGTAGTAATGCTGGTAGCATATGCGCTTATAGTGTGGGAGGACAAGATCAATGGAGAGTAAAGAGGTCAGCGGTAAGCAGGTAGTTCACTATCGTAATTACCGTAGGGCTAGAGACAAGGCGTTGGTTCGCCTAGCTCACCTGTATCCGGACACGTACAAGCAACTGCTTGATGAACAAAGGAGTTTTGATGAGCAAGAGGGCAAGACTTGGA